CTGTTTCATGCAGGACATATAGTGATGCTGCAAGAAGCAAAGACTTTATGCGATTATTTAATTGTTGGTTTGTTAATCGACCCAACAGTAGATCGTCCTGAAGCAAAGAATAAGCCTGTTCAGACACCTTTTGAGAGATACATACAGGTATCATCTTGTAAGTATGTTGACGAGGTTATTCCTTTTACGACTGAACAAGAAATCGTTGATATGATTTTAACTATTAATCCTGACATAAGAATTGTTGGAGAAGAATATAAAGACCAAGAACATACAGGTAAAGGTCTTTGCCCTGTTCATTATAATAGAAGAAGGCACTCGTTTAGTTCAACCGAACTTAGACATCGTGTGGTGGAATCTAATAAATAAAAATACAGTCGGATATATTATATTATGAAACACATTGGCTTCGCAAAGATCGGTAAATCGGTCAAATTCAAACGCACTCGATTCTCTCCTATCGGCGGAGACAACGAGCCATCTACAGTTTTAATTTCATTAGCAAATAATAACCCAGACAAAACATTTTATATTATCGGAAGATCTGATTTCAGTTCTCTCAATGAATCTGAAGTATTGGAATTATTTCCGTATGATAATGTTGTTGATATTTGGAAAGGTATTAAGAATGAAGATGACGATAGATTCTATCGACATATTATTGATTACTTTAATCAGAAAGGATTTCAATTAGACAATACGATTATGATGGTTGGACAAGTTGGAACAGTTACAATCCCAGGTAAGATTACTCAGGTGAAACATTTGAAAGAAGGTATCACTGATGGCAAACCTGCATCTGTAATTGATATGACTAAGAACTATACATCGCCTATTGCGATTTGGTTAAATGAAGTTCAGCCACCTTATGTTGAAATTGTAAACGATCCACGATATGTAATGAATCAATCAAGAGATATATTTCATTTACCAACAGTGTCTTTAGGTCAATACGATTATGAATACGAAGTAAGTAGTATTCGCAATTATGAAGATCAAAACAGATACGAAAGAAAAGTATCTTCAACATATGCTGGTATGGAAACTTGCTTTTGTGTTAACTACGAACATTCAGAACAGTTTAATTTGAATCGTAAAGTACCATTCATGGTTATATTAAATGAAGCAAAGCCTTCAAGATATAACTTATTAAAGGAATGGGTATTGGACGATCATGACGACGTTGAGATATATGGTAAATGGGATCATCCTAATACAGAAACAGATACAAGATTCAAAGGTTCAATTCATCTTGATGATGTAATGGCAAAAATGAACAATGTTAAGTTTACTTTTATTATTCCAATCGCAAAGGGTTGGGTAACTTCAAAGTATATTGAAATGGTACATGCTGGTGTAATACCATTTTTGCATCCTACTTATGATGAACAGAATCATCTACCTATACCAAATTTTTTAAGACCTAAGACTCCTACTGAATTTAAAGAAAGAATGACTAGGTTATTAAATAACGAAGATGAGTACGAATCAGTAATAACAGGTTTGCGTAAATTAATATGTAAGCCTGAGTATTACGATGGTACTTTTTTGAATAACAAAATTATGACAGCCATTGATGAAGATTATGTCGCTCCTGACGTATCAAAATATAATAAGAAAACGGCTGCTACACTTGAGGACTTTTTCGCATGAACAAACAAGAAATAACCTGGGCACCGTTGATTCCACTAATTGGAGGTCAGGCTTTAGGTGCAGAGAAGGCATTCGGTAAACCACCTGAAGCAATTTACTCTTTTGGTGGATTTGAAGCTAACGATGGACATTATGTTAATTATCAGCAAAATACAATGGGGCGTGATATTCCTTATGTCTTATTAGATTCAGACAATCCTAAAATCAAAAAAGTTGATGTAGTAACAGGTACTCCACCTTGTGCTGCTTTATCTCAATTAAATACAGGAACGACAACAGAATCAAAAGGACCAGGTTGTGCAAAGAACGACTTTATGTATATGGTCTTTGAAAATGGTATTGATGTTCTTGGAGCAAAGGTAGTCATTGTTGAAAATGCTCCTGCTTTATATACAAATAAAGGTCGGCCTGTCGCAAACAATCTTTATGAAATTTGTAAAGATAGAGGATACTCATTAACATTATTTAAAACATCAACAAGATTTCATGGTGTACCTCAGGGTCGTGACAGATCTTTTGCGATTGGTTGGAAATCTGAATCGGCTCCAATTATGAATTATTATAATCGTCCAAGAAAAGACTTTGCCGAATATCTCGAAGAAATACCTGATGATGCTTTACACCAAGATCTTGTTATTAATAGAGGCGTTCCTGATGAACCTTATTATAATTTTATTAAGACAAAAACAAACCAAGATGTTCGTGAAATAATGATTGAGGAAGGAGTTAAGACAACTCTAAATTATGTAAACAGAAAAGGTTGGATGAAAGAAGCTAACGAATGGTTTCATAGGACAGGAAACGAAAAAGGTATTAAGTATTCTGACCATGCAATTAAAAAGTATGCTGATGGTAAAGGTGTATGGGATGGTTCGGTTCACGTCTTTGGTGAATATATGAATGCAGTCATTGGTCGTAATATGGTTGATACAATTCATCCTACTGAAGAAAGGTCATTAACAATACGTGAAGCACTACATATGATGGGATTCCCAGAAGACTTTGAACTTATTGATGGTTTAAAAAAGATGAATCATATTGCTCAAAACTGTCCCGTACCAACATCAAGAGATATGCATTTGGAAATTGAGAAGTTTTTAAATGGAGAACTTGATTACTCTGAAACAACTTATTTAAGACAGAATAATTTAAAACAGCTTATGGAGTATGATCCAAATGGAACAGACACAACTCCAAATCTCGAAGAATTCTTTGCATAAACTATTGACATTCATAGTGTATTGTTGTATAATGGTACATAGAATAGGAAAAATATATGAGAAATGATTTAATCATTGACTTTGAAACAATGGGACAGGACGTAAATAAATGTGCTGTCATTGATATATCAGCTATGGTATTCAATTGGGATAAAATGACTTCTGACGATCCTTACACATTAGCTGATATAAGCAAGTGCAGAAAGTTTAAGTTTGACGTAAAAGAGCAAGTACAAAAATACGGTTACGAAATAGATCCTAGCACATTGGCGTTTTGGAACGAGCAATCCAAAGAAGTAAGAAGAAATATTGCTCCTAAGAGTTCTGACTTGTCAGTTGCTGATTTTGTAAAACAATTCACTGATTTTTTAATTGAGGCACCTACTATCAAATATTGGTGGTCTAGGTCAAATACTTTTGACCCTATGATTTTGTCTCGACTATTTCAATCACAAAATAAATTACCACACATGGAACAGCATCTCAAATACTGGTCGGTAAGAGATACAAGAACTTACATCGATGCAAAGTTCAATTTTAGCTTAAAGAAGAATGGATTTGCTCCTTGTGAAAACGACGAGAAGTGGGATTCAGTATTTAAAGCACACGATAGTTCTTGGGATATACTTGCAGATGTAATGCGTTTACAAAGTATAGTTAGAGCTGAAAATGACATGGAGCAAATTAAAGTATGAAGCTTGAAGTAAAAACAGAAGAGCTAGCAAAGCAAAGAATATTTGTTGGTACACCTATGTATGGAGGTCAATGTGCAGGCATATATACAAAGGCAACAAATGATTTAAGTATGTTATGTGCAGCACACAAGATTCCAATGAAATATTATTTTTTATTTAATGAGAGTCTTGTTCAAAGAGCAAGGAATTATATCGTAGATGAATTTCTTCGTTCTGATTGTACTCATTTATTATTCATTGATTCGGATATTGGATTTGACCCAAGAGATGCGTTGGCATTAGTTGCATTACAAATATCAGACCCAAGCAAATATGATATCGTATGTGGTCCATATCCAAAGAAAACAATTGCATGGGAAAAGGTTTCACTTGCTGCACAGCAAGGCCGTGGTGTAGATAATCCTTTTGACCTAGAAAAATACATATCAGATTTTGTCTTTAATCCTGTAAAAGGAATAAAACAATTTAAGCTCTCAGAACCCGTTGAGGTTTCCGAAGGTGGAACTGGATTTATGTTAATTACAAGAGATGCTTTAGAAAAGTATAGAGAAGCATATCCTGAGTTAGCATATTTACCTGACCATATTCGTAATGACCAGTTTGACGGTTCTCGAGAAATACATGCCTTCTTTGATTGTGTGATTGACCCAGAATCAAAAAGGTATCTGTCCGAAGATTACTTTTTCTGTAAAATGGCTCGTGCAGCTGGCTTATCAGTAACGATGTGTCCTTGGATGAAAATCAACCACGTTGGTTCTTATATCTTTAAGGGTGACATGGGAAGCCTAGGGTCACTAGGAGTAACTGCAACTGCAGATGACAAATCTAAAAGAAAAGCTTACAATCCTATTGACAAGACTAAGTAATTGGTATATAATATATCACAATATAATTAACGGAGAATCTATATAATGAAATTTTCTAACGAAACTATGACGGTTCTTAAAAGCTTTACCACTATCAATAAGTCAATCTTGTTGAAAGCA